CGACTCGCTGCGCTTATCTTCGCCAGTGCCTCGGGGCTGTGAACGCGCGCACTCAGCTTTACCCGCGTCTCAGGGCTTGCGGTGCGCCCGGTCTGCGCCGCACGCATCTTCGCCCGCGTCTCGGAGGTTGCGGTGCGCGCGCGCATCTTCGCCCGCGTCTCGGGGCTGTGAACGTACCCAGCCGGACTGCCCGCCCTTGGAAGCGCGTTGTAGCAGTCTACGCCCATGCGCCCGCCCCAATAGTGGTCAATCCAGCGCTGCTCGCACGCCAATACCGCCTCGCGCCCTTCGGCGTGCTCCAGCACTTCCCACGCAAACATATCGGCCCCGTACTTGTTCCACGCATGTTGCAGGCGCGGGTTGCCGTGCCGACCCCCGATCAGGTCGTTGCGGTGGGTGTTCCAGCGCTTTGCAATCGAGTGGCTGCTGCTGCCGATATACACATCGCCCGTGTGCAGGTTGCGGATCAGGTAAACGCCCGCCTTGCGTGTATCCATCTACGCCCCCCTTGGCTTCGCCGCACGATGCGCGGGGCGGCGCTCAACGGCGTAGCGCTCGACTTCGGCGCGTGCAATCGCATAGTCGCGCCCGCGCTTCGTGGCCGTCATCAGCCCCAGCCGGATCAGCGCGACAATCGAGCGCGGCTTGATCCCGAGCCGTTCACCGGCTTCACTCGTGGTCATGGTGTCAAGCATCGTCGCGCCTCTCTGCTCACTTCTCTTTGGTACATTATACCGCAGTATAAGGCAGGCCGATGACTGACTATAGCGAGTCGATCAAGGCCCAAGCGCTCGCGGCGCTGCTCGCAGGCCAAGCCCCGGCTACGGTGGCTGCAACCTTCAACATCCCCATTGGGACGCTTAAAAGCTGGAAGTCGCGCCAGCTGAATGGCGGCGCGCTGGCGGGTGGCGCTGCCGATGATAGGAGCGAGGCCATGACAGACCGGCTAGAGCTCCGCTACGTTGACCTCGCCACCTTGCGGCGCTGGGACCGCAACGCCAAGCGCCACGACCTCGGCGCGCTGGCGGAGAGCATCACGCGCCACGGCTTTCGCGACCCGCCTGCCTACGACCCGGCGCTGAACGGTGGCGAGGGCGGGATTGTCGAGGGCAACGGGCGCGGCGACGCCCTGAGCGCGATGCAGGCCCAGGGCCAAAGCGCCCCGCGCGGCGTGGTCGTGGAGGGCGGCGCCTGGCTGGTGCCGGTGCTGTTCGGCGTGGACGCGCCCTCGCAGGCCGCCGCCGAAGCTTACGGAATCGCGCATAACAATCTCACTATGGCAGGCGGTGACTTCACCGACCTCGACATGGCGGGCATGTGGGAGCCTGAGGGCTACGCGGCGCTGCTGCGCTCCCTGGCGGAGCAAGGCGAGATCCCGGTGAGCATCGACGCGACGGCGCTTGACGCGCTGCTGGCGGGGCTGGCGGGCACGGGAGAGCCAGGCAACTTGTGGCAGGGCATGCCAGAGTTCGAGCAGGATGACCTTGAAGGCTGGAAGGCGATCACGGTTCACTTTGCGAACGAGGATGACTACCAAGCGTTCGCGCGGCTTGTTGAACAGAAGCTCACACCACAGACGCGGAGCATTTGGCATCCCGCGCAGGTGCCGACATCCCATATCGTCAATGCGTGTGCCGATGAATCCTAACTACCCAATTTATATCATCTCAAAAGGCCGATGGGAAAGCCGCCTCACGGTCAAGGCGCTAGAGGCGCGTGCTATTCCCTATCATATTGTCATCGAACCGCAAGAGTATGATCAGTATGCCGCCGTGATTGACCCGGCGAAGATTTACATACTCCCCTTTAGCAATCTAGGGCAGGGCTCAATCCCGGCGCGTAATTGGGTTTGGGAGCATAGTATCAGCCAAGGCGCGGCGCGGCACTGGATACTTGATGATAACGTGAGGACGTTTTATAGAATGTACAAAAATGAATACTGGCCGACAAAAGATGGCACGACGTTTGCTGTTATTGAAGACTTTGCAGATCGTTATACAAACATGGCGATTACTGGAATGCAGTATTTTGCGTTCATCTCGCGGAAGTCACAATTTGATCCTATTACGCCGAATACTCGCGTATATTCAATCATTCTTATTCAAAACAATTTACCCTATCGCTGGCGTGGGCGCTACAACGAAGATACAGATCTCTCGTTACGAGTGTTGAAGGCTCGTTGGTGTACGGCGCTTTTTAATGCGTTCCCCGCCGAGAAGCAGCTAACGATGAGCATGAAGGGCGGCAACACCGAGGCACTATACCTGCTTGACGGACAAGAGGACGGGCGCCTGCTCATGGCGCAATCGCTCCAGGCGCAACATCCCGACGTGGTGAAGATTACACGCAAGTGGAACCGCTGGCAGCACTCCGTTGACTATCGCCCGTTTCGAGCGAACCGCCCGATTTTACGCCCCGGCGTGATTATCCCCACCGAGCCGAATAATTACGGCATGGTGCTACGCAAAAAGGGAGAGCGGATTAACTCCGCTCTCCCTGAGGACGGTGCCGCATGCTAACCGCGTATCAGCCGCGCCACCGCCACCGCTGTGATCTGCGTCTTGACCCGCCCGCAGGCATAGCGCTCGGCCTCCTGGCGAAGCACCAGCAGCGCGCGGGCATGCGTCGCCAGGATGTCATAGTCGGCGCGTGCCATCCTCGCCAGGCGCAGCTCGTCGGTGGCCTCACATATCCGATCCTTCAGGCTGGGGGCGCTGGCGTCGCTCATGATGGAGACTCCTTATCGCGGGCGATGAGCAGGCGCACGGCCCGCGAGATGTTGGGGTCAAGCAAGAGAAGGTGCGCAATGTCCAGGGCCGTGAGCGTGATGGTGCGCCGTAGGGCGCGCGGGCCGGGGCCGATGGGCTTGCGCCCTGCCCCGGCCCGCTTCCCGCCGCGTGGGTTAGGCACGGGGCGTCATCTCCCACTGCGCATCCTGGTAGCCGGTCAACTCCCGCGAGAAGGCGGCAACGACCCGGCGAATGATCGCGGCCGCATCCGAGTCCTCGTAGTCGGGCGCCTCGGATGCCTGATACTCGTAGCAATGACAGGCCTTGATCACCTGAAGGGGGTCAATCGCTCCGTGCAGTGCGCGGTTGTCGAACGCCACCCGCTCGGGGTATGCACTCTTCTTGTCACTATAGCGGTAGCAGACGCTTGCAACGTTCTGGTAGTACAGTGTCGCCAGCGCGTCCTCGGCAGCGCCGATGTCATAGCCGGTTCGGATGCGGGTGGACGGAAGGGCGCTGGCAGCGCGGCCAAGGATGGACAGGTGAAACGTGTTGCAGATGAATGCGCTCATGGTCGTGGGCTCCCTTGTGTGCTTGCTTCTCTACCTGCTATGATTGTATCATACTCTATCGAAGCTGTCAAGCGAGGGGAGCGCGCCTCGTGAGCACCCCCGCCACCATCACGATCCCCCGGCTTGACGAGGAGACGCCGCGCGCCTACGCCGCCCGCGTCGAATATCTCACGATGGGCGCCCAGCGCTCCATTGACAAGCTCGTGGGGCACAAGCGGGGCAAAGGCGGGGCAGGCAACACACTAGCGGAGAACTGGAGCGTGAAGTACGGCTGGGTGCAATCGGCGCGGCTCTATGATCAGGCGCTGGCGGGCGTGGCCGTCCACCGCCACCGCGCCGAGTACGACGCTGCCCTAGAGGCGCATCGTACCAAGATCCTCGACAAGACGACGAGCCTGACGCGCCTGCTTGACGGCCTAGAGGCACAGGTGGCGCGGGCGATTACAGGGCAGGTGGTCGAGGGCAAAGACGGCAAAACCTACTACATCCCCAAGATGGCGATTGACGTAAGCGCCCTCGCGGCCCTGGTGCGCGGGCGGCTCACCGTCGCCGACATGGAGGCGCACGCGCTCGACATCCCCGGCCTACGCGCCGCGCTGCTAGAGGGCGCCGACGATGCGTAGCATTATCAGCGGCAGCCATGCCCGCCTACGCTTCCCCTCGCCGCCCGTGCGGCGGGCCGTGGCGAGCGGCGGCGCCATGCTCCCCCTCGCCGACTTCATTGACCAGCACATCATCATCGATGATGCGCAGGATCATGGCGACGGCGGCGGCACCATGCCGTTCCGTCTGTGGCCCGCCCAGCGCGCGCTGCTGGCCGACGTAGAGAACGAGCGCCTGCTGCTCATCCTCAAGGCCCGCCAGCTCGGGATCAGCTGGCTCGTGTGCGCCGCCGCGCTCTGGCGCTGCCTCTACCAGCCGGGTCGGGTGGTGCTGGCGTTCAGCAAAGGCCAGGACGAGGCGAACGAACTGTTACGGCGTATCAGCGTGATGTACGCCCGCCTGCCGCCCGAGCTGCGCGCCGCCCTGCCCGCCGTGACAAAGGAGAACACCGAGGAGATCGCGTGGGCGAACGGCTCGCGCATCAAGTCGATGCCCGCCACGCGCAGCGCGGGCCGCACGTTCACCGCGTCCCTGGCGATCCTCGATGAGGCGGCGTTCATGAGCTACGCCACCGAGCTGTATACGGCGATGAAGCCGACGATTGACGCGGGCGGCCAGCTGATTGTGCTCTCAACGGCGAACGGGCGAGCTAACCTGTTCGCCGATCTGTGCGCCCGTGCGCAGGCAGGCACGGGGCGCTTTGCGTTCCGCTTCCTGCCCTGGCAGGCGCGCCCCGACCGTGACGCCGCCTGGTACGCCGCCACCGAGGCCGATGCGGTGGACAGCGCGCACATGCGCCAGGAGTACCCGGCCACGCCAGAGGAGGCGTTTGAGGCCACCGAGGTTGCCACGTTTCTGCCGAGCATCGCGCTCTGGGATGCGTGCCGCGACGCGCTGCCGCCGCTCGGGCCGCACGAGCCATGCATCCTCGCCCTTGACGGGGCGGAAAGCAACGACACGTTCGCATCGCTGCTCATCTCTGCGCACCCGCGTGACGCGCAGCGCCTGGCCGTGCGCTACGTGCGCGGCTACGTGCCGGTGCGAGGCGCGCCGCTGGACTTCGACGCGATCGAGGCCGACCTACGCGACATCGTGGCGCGCTTCGCCGTGCGCGAGCTGGCCTACGACCCGTTCCTGCTCGGCCAGCTGATCCGGCGCCTCACGAGCAGCCCGCGCCCCATTCCGACGCCGTGCGTGCCGTTCCCTCAGGGGGTGCAACGCCTGGAGGCCGACAAGGGCTTGCTTGACGCCATTGTGAGCCGCCGCATTGCCCACGACGGCGACGCGGCCCTACGCCAGCACCTCGCCAATGCCAACCGCAAGGTGGACGGCGAGGGGCGGCGCCTGCGCATTGTGAAGCGCACGTATGCGGATAAAATCGATCTTGCGGTGGCGCTCAGTATGGGCGCCCAGCGGGCGGCGGCGCTGGTTGACCATGCCGCCTGGAGCCCCGCCGCCCTCGCCGCGCTCAGTAGAGAGGCGCCCGTATGACGCTGTTTGCACAGAATCCATTCGGCGCGCTGGCGCGTCTGATCACGGCGGCAGGCAACCAGTCGCGCCCGGCCTATCAGGATCGCGCCGCCGTGTACGATATGAACCAGCAGTATTACGACAATGCCATCTACGAGCGCGGTAGCGAGGGCGGGCTGCGCGAGCAGATTAACGCCACGCTCGGCAACGCCAGCGCCGCCGATCTGGCGGGGCTCTACAACCCCGTGGCCGAGGTCGTGGGGCTGTATCAACATGTCTTTGGCGGCTTGTTCCGACGCTCCACCGACGATGCCGCCGAGGACGCCCCCACCGACATTCGCGCGCAGAGCGACAACGCAGCCCTGCTGCCTGCACTTGACGCCATTTGGGCAACGTCCAACATGGATCTGGCAAAGCAACAGATCGCGCGGCTCGCCCCGATGCACGGCACCGTCGGCCTGCGCATCGTGGCCCAGGACAGCCCCGACCCGGCGCGGCGACGCGTCTACCTCAAACCCGAGCACCCGCGTGTCATCCGCGATGTGGAGCTTGACCCGCGCGGCCACGTCACCGGCGCCGAGCTGGAGTATGACATCCTCTACGGGCTCGGCGACGCGCAGGAGCGCGTCACGATCCGCGAGGTGCTCACCAAAGAGGACACGCGCACGTATCGTGTGCATCAGAACGGCCTCATCCCCTACGACCTGATGCTGCGCGAAGACAACGGCCCCGGTGCGATCTACGTCAACACGCTTGGCGTGGTGCCCTACGTGCTCCTGCCGCACGAGGATGCGGGCGATGCGTTCGGGCTGAATGCGTTCTACCGCGCGCGCTCCTCCCTTGACCGGCTGAACGCGCTGCTCACCCACCTGAACACGCAGATACATGACCATGTGAAAGTTGACTGGTTCATCTCCGCCAGCGGCCCGGCGCCCACGCGCATCGCCTTGACCGGCCGCAACGTGATCTACACCGACACCAGCCGAGGGCAGACGGCGCCCAATGTGCAGGCGCTGGTGGCGGACTTGAACATCGCCGACGCGATCAGCCAGTGCCGCCTGCTGATCGAGCTGATCGAGGATCGCCTGCCCGAGCTCAAGGCGCTCGGCGGGCGCTACCTCTCGGGCCAGTCGGGCGAGACCATCGCCCAGCTGCGCGCCCCCGCCGAGCAGCGGCTGGGGCTGGCGCGAGCGAACTACGAGGCGGCGCTGGTGCGCGCCACGCAGATCGCCGTAAGCTGGGGCGTGCTGCTTGGCATGTGGAACGTGGGCACGGGGCAGGGCACGCCAGAGGCCGCCGAGCGGGCGTACCGCGACGGGTTTGAGGACTTCCGCTTTAACCGGCGCCCGCTGTTCCCGCCCGTGGCGCGACAGGATACCAGCCAGGCCAGCGCCGACTTTGCTAACCGCGTGAACAGCGCGGGCACACTGATCCGCTCGGGCTTCACGCCGGGCGACTCGCTCACAGTGGCGGGCCTGCCGCCCGTGGCCCACACCGGGCTGCTGCCGGTCACCGTGCAGCGCCCCGACGGCGGGGCCGCGATTAACGCGGCGGGCAATGTGACCGGGCGGCCCGACGCCACCACCGAGGAGCCGACGCCGTGAACACTACCCGCGCCGATCTGATCGCCATGGCTGAGACGTTGCGCCGCGCGCGCGGGCATCTGCTGGCCGCCGTCAACGACCCGTGCGCCGACGCGCAGCGCTTCGCCGCCGCCGCAGCGACCGCGCGGGGGGCGTTGCGCGCCGTGGTAGAATGTGCGCAGCGACGAGGCACGAGCGAGGAAGCACGCTATGGGCATGAGTGAGGATCTGGCACAGCAACTTGACGCAAGCGCCCACATTGCACGGCGCCTTGACTCGCTTGGCCTCATGGCGGGCTTTGGCGCCTGCTACATCAGGGACAGCGACGGCTGGGAGCCGCAGTATGACAATCCCCCGGTGATCTTCCATAGCATTACCGTCATGGGGAACTGCATTGTGTCCGCGCTGCTCGCTGAGATTGGCGACGCGCCGACGGCGGAGCGATTGGCCGCCGTGGTGGTACGGGCACTGGAGAATGACGCAGTGACCGCCCCGTAATTCACAGCCTTGACATGCAGGAGCAAGCGCGATGAGTGCGATTGCACATCGTGGGGCCACAACGATCCGCCTGCCTGATGGGGCGACAACTGAGACCGCCTCCGTTGTCTATGACAAGACAGTCAGCGGCAATATTCTCCCCAGCGGGCTTGTCAAATGGGCGGATTCGCATAGCGGCGCGAACCGCGTTGACTATTGGGAATGTCACTTTGCTAGCTGTGCCGTGGGGCCGACTTCTCTAGGCACGCATTGGGAGCCGCAGTATGACAAGGATGCGCGGCTCACAGAGAGCGCGTCGGCTGATGGTCGTCTTCTCCCCAGGCGAACGTCCCGTAATCCGCTGACTTGACGGTTATGCTATAGTGTAGCCAAACTGATACCCCGATCCCGCTTCGGGATCTCGGCCCCGCCCGTGGTTGCCCGGCTCCCCTGAGCCTCGCCACCGCTGGCGGGGCTTTTGGCGTTCTCCACCCGTAGGAGTTCAATCGTATGTCCGACACTGAGACCACAGCCACCACCGACGGGGCGGGCAGCATCCCCGGCGCGGGCTCAGGCACCGGCACGCAGCCCGCCACGCCCGCTGCGGATCGCACGTTCACGCAGTCCGAGCTCAACGCCCTGCTCGCCGAGGATCGCCGCAAGGCGAAGCAGGCCGCCGACGCCGAGACGGCCCGCGCCAAGGCCGCCGCCGCCGAGGCCGCCGCCGCAAGCGCGGGCGAGTGGCAGAGCGTGGCGGAGCAGCGCAAGGCTGCCGCCGAGGCCGCAGAAGCCCGCGCAGACGCCGTGCAGGCGGAGCGCGACGCGCTCGCACTGGAGGTCGAGGAAGAGATCAAGCCTCGGCTGCGCGCGCTGCCCCTGGAGCTACGCGAGCTGATGCCCGCCGATGGCACGTCGGCGCAGCGCCTGGCCGCCGTGCGCAAGCTGGAGGCCGCCGCCGTGAAGCTCGGCAGCATGGCCGCCGCCGCCCCACAGCGCGGCAGCCCGCCGGGGCCGCGTGGCATTGGCGGGCTCGCGGCGCCAGTAAGCACCGCCCAGGCCGACCTTATCGCCGAGAAACGCGCCCGCTACGGCGGGCTGTAAGGAGCCTCTATGGCGCTCATCACCGCCGCTGCCACCACCACCACGGTGGAGACGCGCAGCGCGCAGCACGCGAACCAGATCCCCGCCTCGCTCGGCCTCCTGGCAGGCGAGGCGCTGCTCACCGCCGCCCCCTGCTACATTCGCGCCAGCGATGGCCGGGTGTTCATGTCGAACGGCACAGCGGCCGACGAGGCCGCCGAGCTTGACGGCTTCACCGGCAAGACCTACGCGCTTGGCGAGCCGGTCACCCTCTGGGGCCGGGGCGTCATCTTCGAGTACGGCAGCGGGCTCACCCCCGGCGCCGTGCTGTTCATCGGCGCCACGGCGGGGCGGTTCGACAATGCCGCCACGATCGGCGACGCCGTGGGCGTGGCCCGCACGATTTCCGCCACGCATGTCCGCATCACGCGGGATAACTAGAGAGGAGACCGCTCATGCCAACCGGCACACACACCGTTGCGGATCTGGTCTCCCTCACGACGCAGACCGCCGTGGACTTCGGCCTTGACGCCATTCAGCGAACGCTCACCGACGACCTTGCGGCGCACAACGCCGTCGTTGACGCGATGGTTATGGATCTCGCCGCCGTCACAACCGAGCGCGAGCGCATCTACGGCGCCAGCGCCGACGGCGAGATGCTGCCGAGCGACGAGTACGACCGGGGCGTCACGTTCAAGGCGGGCGCGGGGAGCAACGTCGGGTTCCCGCTGCAAAAGTTCGTGAAGAACATCGGCTGGACGCAGGATTACATGCTCCAGGCGACGCCCGCGCAGATGGCGAACAGCATGATCGCCATCCAGTCGATGCACACGCGGGCCATTCGCCGCGAGCTCCAGCGGGCCATCTTCGGCGCTACGAACTACACGATCGCCGATCAGTTCATGGCGCCCAACATTAACCTTGCGGTCAAGCGCCTGGTGAACGCCGACAGCGCCGCTATCCCCAACGGCCCGAATGGCGAGGTCTTCACCGCCAGCAGCCACACGCACTACGACTTCCTGAACGGCGCCGCGCCCACGGCGGTGGCGCTGACGGCGCTGATCGATGACGTGATCGAACACGGCCACGGTGCGCAGCTGCGGCTGAACATCAACCGCGCTGCCGAGACTGCCGTGCGGGCGCTCGTAGGCTTCGTGCCCTACACCGACCCGCGCCTGAACCTCGGGACACAGGCGAACCAGCCCGGCGCGCGGCTGGACATCACGCGCATCGACAACCGGGCCATCGGGATCTTCGGTGCTGCCGAGGTCTGGGTGCGCTCCTGGGTGCCCAATAACTACGCATTCGTGTACGACGCCGGGAGCGACATGAAGCCGCTCGTGTACCGCCAGCACCCGGTGGCGGCCATTCGTGGCCTGCGCATCGTGGCGATGCTCAACGACTATCCGCTTTTCGCCGAGGTGATGGACTCGTACTTCGGCTTCGGCGCGTGGACGCGCACCAACGGTGCGGTGCTCTACTACGCGGCCTCGGCCTCGGCCTACGTGGCGCCCACGTTCAGCGGGGCATAGGAGACCAGCATGGCCGACACGACCCCCGGCGGGCGCTATCTGGTGGCAGGGCAGTGGGTGGATGCCAATGGGCGCCCCCTGCCCGCGCCTGAGCCGCCGCCCGCCACGTCCACAGAGACACGCGCTACGCTGGCTCCTACGGTGCCTGCCACGCCCACTCCTACGGTGGTGCCTGTCAAGGCAAGGGGCTAACCCGTGGCCTACAGCGGCCCATACGGCAGCGTGGCGGGCGTGGAGGGGCTTACCCGCCACATCCGCTACGGGGGTGGCGAGAACCATCCCGGGCTTGCCGATGTAGAGGACTGGCTGACGGCGCGCGCGGCCCAGCTCACGGGCTGGATTGCGGCGGCGGGCTACGTCACCCCCGTGCTCATCGCCAGCTATCCCGAGGCCGTGGCGGTGCTCGGGCGCTTTGCCAACTACGGCGCCGCCTCAGACGCAGAGGCGGCCCAGCGCACCGGCGGCTACAGCAGCGACGATGAGGATCGGCGCGAGGTCTGGTTTGCCCGCGAGTTCCACAAGGCCGAGGCGTGGATAAACGGCGGCGCCCTTGCTGGGCTCGGCGTGCCCACGCTGCCCACGCCGGGCGCGTCGGCGGGGCTCCAGTTCATCCCCGTCGTCTACCGCGACACGAGCAGCACCGACGAGTTTAGCCGATGAGCATCCCGATCTACAGCCTGGCGATCAGCGACGACACCGCCACAGCGGCGGCGCTGACACGCCTGGCGGGCGCGCACTTCGGCGCCGCGCAGACGGTGCTACGCGGGCTCGGCACCGCGTATGAGGCGCAGCTGCGTGCCGACACGCCGCTCGGCACGGGCGAGGCGCCGGGGCGGCTGCGCGCGGGCTATCGGCGCTCAAGTTTCTACAGCGCCACGATTGCGGAGGAGCGCATCACCAACACCACGCCGCATCTGCGCTACGTGCTGCGCGGGCGCGGCCCTATCATCGCCCCGCGCGGGCGGGCGCTGCGCTTCGTCATCCGGGGCGTGGTGTTCTTCCGCACGCGCGTGGGGCCAGCGGCGGCCAATGACTACCCGGCGCGCACCCGGCGCGCCATGCAGCGCCAGGTCGATCAGGCGGGCCAATCGCTGGCGGACGCGATGATCCGTGTCTACGAGGGCGCATGAGCACGTACCTGCTTGTCGAGGCCGCCGTGCTTGCCCGCTGCCGCGCCTACGCCAGCGGCATCGCGTTCCGCAGCGCCAACAGCAGCCGCGATAACTGGCAGGTCATTGACGCCGACGATCTGAGCCTCGTGGTAGAGATGGGCGGCGACACCCTGGAGGGGGATCGCCTTGACGGCTACGGCACCCAGGGCAACTACCAGGAGCGCCACCAGATCCGCATCACGGTGCTGCGCGCCACCGGCACGGGCGAGGCGGGCGCGGCGGCGATCATTGGCGACCTCAAAGCCACCACCGAGGCGCTCAAGGACTCGCTGCGCACGGATCGGCTCGCAGGCGTCGCGGGCGTGGTGGACATGACCATCCTACGCACGTCGGCGGTACTTGAGCGCATGGCGCGCAGCGGCGCCCCGACGCATGTCCTCCAGCAGATCACGCTCATGGTGGCGTGCGAGGGCGATCTATGAAAGTCCTTGTGGTGCATCCCGGCGACAGTTTCAGCACGGCGGACGTGTACACGGGCCTGTGCGCGGGGCTGCGCGCCAGCGGCTGCACCGTGATCGAGGCGCGGCTTGACATTGGCCTAGAGGTGTTCAGCACCGCCACGCACCTGCTCACGACCTACGTTACGGGCGTGCCCGCGTGGGCGTCCGACGCCTTTGCGCTGGCGGCGCCGCGCATCATTGCACAGGCGGTCGTGACGCAGCCCGACGCTGCCATCGTGGTGACGGGGCTTAAGCTGCACTGGAGTGTGCCGCTTGGCCTGCGCACGCTCGGCATCCCCACGGCCCTGCTCTGCACCGAGTCGCCCTACAGCGCGGTAGAGCAGGAGATCGCGCCGCTCTACGACCAC